CTATACTGGCGCCGTATCTTTTAACAGCCATTATCTAACGGATCCTTGAATGTCTGTATTGGCATATTTCAATTCAAATACAATATTATTTTTGGAATTGATTTGTCGGCCATCGCCCGATAAAGCGCCATCAAAATCATATTCTAAAGTAGAATAAACTCCGCCGGCTTTTGGCACAACCTCAACCGACAAGACGTCAATAACCCCGGGAACTCCCTGGAGGGCCCTATAAATATCCGTTATATAAATTGGCTCTCCAATATCTCCAGGATTATTAAACTGCTTTCTCAGTGCCAAGTTGGCATTATTCAAAGCAGTAAATCTATTTGTTTCATAATCTGTAGCTATAATATATTCTACTCCAAAATTTACAATCGTGGCGTCTACTATATCAATAGTATCATTAATCATTTTATGTTGTGCCAGCCAAGTTTTTAAATTATCCTTAAGCGTGTTGTTCGCGACTGTTAGTTTGCCGGTTTCTGGATCTTCTGACATTACATATATGTTTAGGTTTCGTTTAAACTCGCCAAAATCCCTAGCGACCGCACAACGTTTAATCATCCCAAATTTTCCAGGCATTCCATAAACAACAGATTGATAATCTTCTAATGTAACTGCACGGTTCTGCGTTGCAAAATGAGCTATAACTCTTTGACGAATTTCGTCTGATGATGGGAGAGAAACATCTCCCGTTATAGGCTCTTCGTTTGTAAACTCTAAAGAATTTCTAACATTTCCCCGGACTTCAGAATCCAGCGCTCCGGCATTTGTAAATTTAAAAATAGCACTGGACACTTCTTTAATTGTATCTACGGCTGCATTAACATCTCGTGTCGTATTAACTCTATATACAACCGTCAAATCAGTATTTGCTGGTGCAATACCAAACTTATCGGTACTAATCAACTTAGAAGGATCAAATTCTCGATCTGTTATATAGTTTCTCCCGTGTAATTCCAAAATAACAGTTGCTGGATCTACGACAGATTCTGATAATAACTCTGAATCCGATCCATACCCAAATTGCATAAAGGTTTGTTCTCCATCAAATTCCACTACAAATCGACGCGCGACAGGTACCGCTTTTAATATAGATGGTGTAGTGTTTTTATCCGCATTATTATTATGAATGGCTTTATAAATTACATTTTGAGAAAGATTGTCAACTTCATAATATACATGATTTTCCGAATCCGTAACAGACATAACTTCCGCTGCGGTATTTGATGCCAACGAAACCCGCAAGAATCTTTGAAATTCACCAACTGTTTTAGTCTCTGAAGTGACTCTGCCGGAGACAATACGTCCCTTGGCACGAATTATATAACTTGTTGGTTCTCCGGTCTCGGAATTAATGACGCCGGCAACTACCAAATTGGATGATTTAGCGAAATCCACATCTTCTAAAAGCGTATATGTTCCACCGCCGGTCGAGTCTACAGTTGAGCCGGCCTTTAATATTGGAGCATAATTAGTATCTGGCGCGCCGCCACTTGATGTTGTAGACGGAACTTCTATATAAAAAGTAACTTCTCCATATGAAGAAGGATTAGAATTTAATTTAAATCCCAATTGTCGGGCAAGACGAATTACGTTATTATATTCAATGGCGCTATCTAAAAAGCTTTCGTTTGTTTGATAATCTAGATAAAAAGAAAGTATATCCCCGATATAAGATACTGTATCGAGCATCAAAGAGCCAAAGCTGGCCTCATTAAAGTCTTTAAACGTGTTCGGATAGTATCTCTTGGCGTAATTTTCTAAATCTTTTCTGATACTATCGAAGTCTCGATCTGTATAATTTATGGGTTGTAGTTTTTTGGCCATCTATTAAAATTCCAATAATTATATTTAATTAGCTCTCATCTGCGTTTATCTGTAGGAATGTCGACACCTGTAATGGTAAAATTGTAAAAGAAATTGTTATACCCATAAAATTAGGATCTAGGTCGGCCGAGGCCTCAGAAGTGGCAAAGTTAATTGAGTTTATTCCAATATAGGGAAGATATTGCGATACCTGATTTCTAATAAGCTCGTCAAGAACGCCAAAAGTCACAGGCGAATTTTGTTCAAATAAATAAGAACGCAGTCCTACCCCAAAGTTTGGATGCATTATTCTTTCCCCCTTGTTTGTTAACAAAAGCATTTTAAGGTTCTGTTTAGACAAATCTTCAAAAGTGGTATTTAAACTATAGGGCCCAAAAGTTGGGTCTATTGTCAAAGGAAGGGCCACCGACAATCCCTCATTATTAGTAGGCATATATAATCACGCTCCTAGTTTCTAAAATAAATAGAATTCTATTCACTTTGTTCTTATATTAAGAAGAATTCTCTTTAACACGCATCTTCATTATCTCCGCGTTCCTCTTCGGTAGCTTCTTGTTCTAAGGTTAATACGTTTATTAAACTAAGTAGCAGATAAATTATCCCGAATGGTCCCGGAGGTGCCATAAAAATACCGGGCAGAGTACCAGTAAAATTAATTCCTTTTGTGGTAAAAGTGGGGAAAATGCCATCTGGGAAGGGGGGCGCACCAATGTTGAGTTCAGCGCAATCCCCTTCGGCGCTGAACTCGTCCCACAGGTCCTTGGCGTCTTTGCGCATCTCGTTGTTTAGTTGGCAAAACAAGAACTCAACTAAGCCTTCTGGTTTGGGATCGATTGCGTTTAAAATGCCCGACTGGTCGGCTTCCCCGGCAATTTCAAGTCCCATCTCCATGCCATCAATAACTTTATCTATAACTATTCCGGAAATATCCTTAATTAACTTTGTTATAAAGACATGAGGATCTAACATCTCCGCCAAGCCCTTAAATATAAGAAGCGGCATTTCACGCAAAATCTTTAATATAAACCCTCGCATATCAACCAGAGGAGGACCAGCGCCGGCGGATTCTTGAACCCCGGGGATGCCAACCTGTTGAAGTTCTCTGTTTCCGAAACCGCGGGGGGTTTCCATCGCGATCAAAAATAAGTTTGCGGCGCCGTTGACTGTATCAGAAAACAAAGTTTTTATACCAGAATTAAATTTTACATCTGTTAAATAAAAGTTATTCATTAATAATGCTGCCAATGCCGCGTCTTTGTTGAAAACTTTTGAAAAGAAATAATTAAATTTATCCCAGTCGTCGCCGGCCTTTAGTTTATCCATATGGGCGTTTGGACCCACATATACACTAAATTCTGACAACGTGTTCATATCAGTATTGCCGCCGTCAAATTCCATTATTGGAATTCCAATAGTTATATAGTCTGAGTCTCTCTCCAAAACGGAAGGTATTGCATCGACCGTGTCGGCAGGCTTAGGAATCTGGGCCGGTACGGCTTCCCATTGACCACAGGGATCATCGTTGTCGGCGCAGCCGGCACCGCCCAGCGTACCAGAGCCGCCACCTCCTGGCTGAGGGCCGTCATTACCGACGCACTCGTTACAGCCGGCGGCTGCGCTGTGATGCCATTCCCAAATCTGTGGTGGATCCGTACCTAACACTCCGGGTTTATCTGGCTCTATGCACGCGGCGACGTGTTCTTCCCTCCAGGTAAGACCGTTGCCGGGCGTGCCGATCGTGTGGTAGCTGTTCCCAACCCAGCCGTATTCGTAACACCACGAGCCCCACGAAGGACGCCACTCGTGGAGGAGCCTTACCATAGTTTCTGGATTGTGTGGAACTGTGATGAACTCTCCTTCATAAGTGGTGACTATTTCAGGTGCTGCAGCCGTCCGATTAGCCAAGGACAATGGAATAAAAGCTTCTTGCCTGTTTAATATTGTCTCTAAACGAAAATTTTCATTTTGCCTCAAGAATTCTCCTTCGTCAATACCTTCTGTATCTGGGTCGTCTGGATAGGCGGCCGCGGTTTCGATGCCCGCCGCGACGGCCGTCGCCATCTGGGCGTGGAGCGCCGGGTCGAGCGCATTATCATATATTTTGCGTATATGACTATATTTATTTCCAGGAGGCCCCTCTCCTGTCATCTGGTCGATGATCTCGCCCTCTGAGTCGTAAGAATTCGAGTTGTTGTGTTCAAGTGGCGGGTAGTATACTAAGCGATATTTAATTTTTGCATCAACTAATCGAAAGCTAATATCTGACCAACTTGTCGGTACGTGGGTTTCCGGGAAGTCCTCCGAGGGTCTGATAAACTGCCAGTCCAGCGGTCCGTCTTTTCCTAATTTTCGTAATTTTGATAGAGATGCTCTTCCTGACGCCTCCTCCTTAAAAACCAATTGGCTTTTCAAATTTGGCGCGACGACGACGTTGGAGTGCTCATCGGTGCGTTCTCCCACCGTAACGATCAACGTTGGACAGCCGC